GTACCCTCTAGGCCGCTGAATCCCACTCTTCTGAGCCCAGCTGAGCATTGCACGGTCGCTAATTTCCGTATACTCCGGGTGCTCAGCCAAATACTGATCCAGCCAGTCAAACGCGCCTTCGTTTAGGTTTACTTACCGAAGAACTTCGATACCGACCTTATTCCTATGCTGGCACTCACGATACCTCCAAGGGAATATTGATACCACTTTGGCATACCCTCAAGTGAAGCAAACCCAGCTTGTACTATCGCATTACCCCAGTCCCCACAGAAGGCTAGTATCAGGGGAATAGAGAACAGTAGGGTAATCCATTCGTCTTTCCATGAGTTCTGTGTCGCACGGATAGCTTCGATGTCCCAGTCGATCTCACCTGTCAGTTGTTTCTTCTTTATCTCAGCTTCTGTTAGCTTAAGCTGTGTCTTACTGTCGATGATACTAGCAGCTAGTCCACCGATGGAACTTATGATTTGACCTATCATTTGCTATACTTCTCCTCGTGTACAACCTTAGTGGGTGTAACTGTAGTCTTAGACTCCTTGCCCATCCATATACCAAAGCACCCCGTAAGAGCGCCCATACAGACCGATACAAGCCCACTCTGGGCTACGCTAGGGTCAGGTAACGACATGAACCAATGTACAGCTTGATACGTCAGTACAGTGACTGCCAGCATCATTAGCCTTGGTAGAACCTTCCAATCGTCAAGTACCGTCTCTGCCATTACCATTTCCCTTGTTTTACACCTAAGAAGTACATAGCTAGTATTAAAGCCCCAGCACCTGCTAATAATACTGCAATACCTACAGCCCAGTTAATACAGTTGTCTATGAACTCTTGCTTCTTATAGACTAGCTCACGTTGTTCTTTACGTTGTTGTGCTTCTATTCGTACTATCTCTTCCCAAGCACTAGGGCCATACGTCCAAGAGATGTGTGCCCTAAGCTCCTCTCGCATTTCCTTTAGCTTCTGCTTTTGTGACCATATCTCCAGTGCGTTAGATTGGTTGTCACTAAACATCTTGTACATAGGAGGGTTCTTAGCTTTGTCCTCCAAGAAGTCTAGGTCACTAACAGCCTTAGACCATTGAGAGACTGCGCCAGTCATAGCACTAATCTCACGACCTACGGATACAGCTTTCTTGATCCCGTTGTAGGCTGTAGTAGCCGCTGCCATAGCTGTAAAAGGATCAATCATCTTACTTACTTCGCTCTGACATCTTCTCTACAGCAGAACGAATGGCTTTGATGTTCTCATCAATTCTAGCCATAGATACAGCTTGGTTTTGAACAGAGGTCTCAAGACGACCAACTCTCATTTGAGTTTCTGTGATGGCTTTACGGTTACTCTCAATGTCAGACATCATCATAGATACAGTCCACACTATCGCTGCACCCTGAGTAATTAAGCCTACAATAAGTCCAAATGGAACACTCTTGGACAAATGCCAGTTATCACTTTTGTCCATCAGTATTACTCCACTATTTCAAAATGAGGGCCATCAATGAATGGTCGTCTACCTTGGCTACGGCGAAGGTCTATGTATCCGTTCATAAGGTCTTCGGCAGTACCATCCCATTCGTTAAGGGTCTTGTGCCAAGCAGCCCCCCAGCGAACATTAACCTCAAGTTCGATAGCAGCCTTACGGATAGCATCAGCAATCTCATCGTAAAGGTTTAGTTCCCAACGACCACCATCTATGTATGCCATAAGGTCTACAGCTAAACCCTCAAGGTGCTTAGATTTCATCGTCTGTGATGCACCCTTGGCTACTAGGGCTTCTTGTTCTTTGACCGTGCGGAGACCACAGATCACGCTAAAGTCCTGTTCAGAGATAGTGATGGCTTTCTCTACTACAGCAACCATACGGGGGTCTACCCCAAGTAGTCTGTCTTTACTACGTTTGCCTAATTGATAAGTCATTCGGTGGTCTCCCCTTAAGGTGCTACAGGCCAGTCATCATCAGCCAAGTTAGGCCATGCGTCCAAGTCACTAATACCCCTTAGCTCCTGACGATAGGTAGCCCAAGCTGTCTTAACTTCATTGCTCAGGGGGCTGTCGTTCATCTGCGTCCAGTCACTGTCATCCAGTAGCTTGTTACGAGTTGTGCGATGGGTCTCAGCAGCTTTAGCATCAAGGGTAGCCTGATATGCAGCCTCATGTTCAGCTTTAGTAGTTGTAGTCTCTACACCATCTTCGTCTGTCTCTGTAGTGTCAGCAAACATGTCTACTGCTGTGTAGTCAATCATCCAGTAGCCAGCGATGATGTCTTCACCAACCATGTCTGGCATAGGTGCATCATCTTCTGTGTACTGACCAATGACAGGACGTGTGGGTAGAGCGTTGCGCTGTACTGTCTGGTAAGCTGTAGGAGTAGGTTTAGCACCCTCTAGTACACCCACCATGCCAAACTTCTGCATGACACCTGCTGTGATGTTCTTGGGGAACGACACGTTAGGGTTATCCTTGCGTAGTTGACCGAATGTGTACGGGAAGTGTGTTACTGTCCCACCGTTAATTTTAGCATACATGTTGTGTTCTCCT